GTTGAACATTGATGTTGGTATTACCACCAATACAAGTTTAAATGCAAATGCAAGTTCTGATAGACTTTACCTTGCAGGATTTGAATCAGAAGATAATCCCCCACTGGTTCTGACGCAGGGGTATCGCATAGGTGCAAAGGTTGATGATAAATTATTTGTTACCATTAATAATTCTGATTATTCTGCAAATATTTTAATTCCAGGAACCACTGAAAGTTCCTATAAAGAAAGGACTGTAAATTCAGTAACTTCTAGTATGCTGGATTTGGGTGTCAACCACGGCATTCAAACTGGTGAAAAGGTCGTCATCATTAGTGATGATGCAAACTATCCAGAAAATATAATTCCTCATGTTGTATATTATGCAATTGCACTTCCCTCACCAAATACCGAAAAGATAAAACTCGCATCAACAAAAACAGATGCTGATAACGGGCAGGCAATTACAATTTATGGTGGAACAAAGTTAAGAGTTCAAAGTAGAGTTACTGATAAGATTGCAGGAGAGATTGGTCACCCAGTTCAGTGGGATTCTACTCCGGGTCGTTGGTATGTAAATGTCAATTCCAGCAATACAATTTACTCACAATTGAATACTTTAGGTGCATCTGCATTTGAATCTGGGCAGACTGAACCTACCTTCTTTGTCAGAAATCCAGATCCAAGAAGTTTGGATGAAAAAATCTATAAGTTCAGGGTTGTAATTCCAAAAGAACTTACAAATGGAAAAACTCCTGAAGCAGGATTTATCATTCAAGAATCTAGCACGACAAATGCCAGAGATGTTAGTGACTTTACGCTAACAGACATTGATATTACAGATTATGAGTTTGAAAGAAATCCAAGATTTATCTCAACTTGCACTCATAATAGTGGAGCAAATCCACAAGAGTCTACTGTAATTACCGAATTACCTCATAATTTAAATGTTGGTGATCATATCATTATCAGAAATGTAACTGACACAAGTAATGCCGCAGGTGCATTCAATTCTGGATACAACGGATCTTTCTCCGTTAAATCCGTAAGTTCCAACAATATGGAATTTACATATGTCAACACCAATATCACAAAACCTGGTTCTGGTGGAACCAATGATACAAACACTAGAACATTATCTCTTCCAAGATACGAAAGGAATAATATTCAGAGTAATTTCTATGTTTATAGAAATGAAATTATTGATGAATACATTCAAAATCAGCAAGATGGTGTATATCACGTTTATGCACTTAGAGCAGATGTTGGAATTACAACTGAATTTACTGATTTAAAATACAGTCAAAATGTTACGGATCTTTATCCACAACTTGATAGAGATAATCCGAATGATTCTCCAACCAATGCAACCTCATATGCACTTTCGTCACCGATTGGTGATGTTCATACCAGTGATCTGAAAGGAAGTATTACAAGAGATACTGCTAATCATCTTATTGTTAAGTTAACTAAAAATTTAGTTGTAGATTCTGTTTTACCACTCTCTGGTGGAATATCAACAGTTTCCTTTGCAAGAAATCATGGTTTCAATGGCGTTATTGAAGGAACCTTAACTGCAGGAACTAGCAACAGAAATGCAGCAGGAACTTATTATAATGTAAAACTTCTGACTGGTGAACCTTCAGGATCATGGGATGGTGCAACGGCAAAAGTAACATTGACTGGATCAGCAGGATCTGGAGCAATCAGTGCCTTTGAAATTCAATCAACAGGATCTGGATATGCTTCTGGAAATACTCTGTATTTTGATACTAATACTATAGGTGGTTCGAATGATGCTTATATCACTCTTGCTGCTGGTGGAATAATTAGAAATGTTGGTGATGTCGTTCAAATTACGGGCATTTCCACAGTTGCAGATGCATACTATCGGATCAATACAATTCCTGACAAAGATTCAATCTCAATCGGTAGAACAACAGGAGATCCAAGTGTAATTGCTGGGCAAATTGTAATCAATACTGGCCCATCAATTCCAGTTAGCACAACATCATTTGCATCAGAGATAACAACATTTACATGCTCAGATCCACATGGTCTTGTGGCAGGCAACAAATTTAAAGTTATTGATGCCAACTCGAATAATTTGGGAGACTTTATTGTTGCATCAGGAACATCGCCAACTGTTTTCACTGCAAAAACAACCACTGAACTTACAGGATCAGCACACATTCTCAAGCACTTCCTCTCCGCTAACTCTGGAATATCTGATGCAAGTAATGAAGGTGTTGCCTCAAGAGGAAATACTTTCTATGGTGGAGACGTTCTGAATACTACTGCTTCTGTAGGTATCACAACAACTCACATTCCAGTATCACATCCAAATGCTGGTATTTCGACAATGAGTAGATTCCCTCTGGGATCTTATATTCAGATTGAAGATGAGATTATGAGGGTTGCATCATCAACATTCTTTGGAACTAATAAACTTGTCGTCATTCGTGGGGCACTGGCAACACAAGTTAAGTCACATGATTCTGGGTCATTAGTTAAGAAGATTAATCCACTTCCAGTTGAATTCCGTAGACCTTCAATCATTCGTGCTTCTGGTCATACGTTTGAATACCTTGGATATGGCCCTGGTAACTATTCTACGGGTCTTCCACAAGTTCAGAACAGAACACTGACTGAAAAAGAAGAGTTCTTATCTCAGGCACAGGAAAGAAGTTCTGGTATTGTTGTTTACACTGGTATGAACAACAGAGGTGACTTCTATATTGGTAACACCAAGAAGTCATCTGCAACTGGTGAAGAGACATCATTTGATACTCCAATTCCAACAATCACTGGTGCAGATCCTGCAAGATTGAGTGCAATCTTTGATGAAGTTACGATTAAAGAAAGAATTGTTGTTGAGGGTGGAGACTCTCAGCAGATTCTATCACAGTTTGATGGCCCTGTTAATTTCGATAAAGAAATTAGAATCAAAGATAATGCCACAGTATCTGGTGTCTTAAGAATTAAAAATATCACACAATCAAATAGCACTTCTAGTGGATCATTGGTTCTTAGTGGTGGTGTTGGTGTTGCTAAGAATGTGAACGTCGGAGGAAGTATGTTCCTCCCCGATGATAAGAAATTATCTTTTGGAAATAGTAATGATTTAGAAATTTTCCATGGTGCGGCTGGAAGCGGCGATCCATATGGCGACAGTTATATTCGGGATGTTGGAAATGGAAATCTTTACATTGAATCTGAATCCGGAACTATCTACCTTAGAACAGATTCAAATCTTGCTAAGAGATCTATTACATGTAATGATACCGATGGCGTAAGACTTTTTTATAATGATGTAACCAGATTAACAACTACTGGAACTGGAGTTACAATTGGTGGAGAACTTCAGGTTGATGGAGATATTACCGCATTCTATACTTCTGATGAAAGACTGAAGGATAATGTAACCTCCATCGATGATCCTCTCGCAAAGGTTCTTTCTCTTGGTGGATATACATTTGACTGGAACGAGAATACTACTAAAGAAGGAAGTGAAACTGGTGTAATTGCACAAGAAGTTGAGGCTCTGGGTCTCCCAGGATTGGTCACAACAAGAGATAATGGATACTTGGCAGTTCATTATGAAAAACTTGTTCCTCTGCTTATAGAGGCAGTTAAGGAACTCTCTGGTAAAGTTGAGGCACTTGAACAGAGACTACAGGATAAATAACTTTAAAACTATAAGAGATGGCAAATTATAGTAAACGATTCAATTTTCGTAATGGTGTTCAGGTTGATAATGATAACTTTGTAGTAGATTCTGCAGGTCGAGTTGGAATTGGAACAACTCGACCACAGGAATTCTTAGATATTTACGGAAATTCTAGTGGTGCTCTTCGTGTTTATGGAGTAACGAAAACGATTGGATTGACGACGACTGATACTTTATATGCAGGTATTGCGACAGTCGGTGTTTTAACAACCACTGATCTTGTAAATACGGGAATTCTTACGACTGCACAACTTCAGGTTGGCAACTCTCCTGCGGTAAGTAATCTAATTGGATATGGATTTACTGCATGGATAACAACTGCAAGTAGCACTGGAATTCATACATTCGGACCTGTTGGAATTAAAACTGCTAATCCAGATTATATCTTCCAGATAGAAGAAAATCCATTAACTTCTACTGGAATTGGAATGACCAATGGCGATATCTTTGCCAGCGGTATTGTTTCAGCAACAACGTTCTACGGAGATATAGTTGGTGATATTACCGGAGATTTGACTGGTGTTGCATCTACGGCAACAAAACTAGAAAACTCAAGAAATTTTTCAATTACTGGTGACTTAGAGTCTTCTGTTATTTCATTTGATGGAACTGCAAATGTTTCTTTTGCATCAACATTATCGACATCATTTAGTGCAAATACAAGTGGTATCATAACCGCAACTAAGTTTGTTGGTATTGTAACCGCAACAGAAGCAGGAATTACGACTGCAACCATCACTAATGCAAATCTTATTAATGCAGATGTAGGTATTGGAACGTTTGATGACTTAAGAATTGATAAGTCTTCTGCTGCGAGTTTAGTTATTACTAGCGCAACAAATTCTTCTGTAAGTATCGGGGAATCTGTAGGTGCAGGAAACAGTAGTGCAAGAATGCTCTATACTCCAGGGGCAGGAACACTAAATTTCACAAACTTTGACGTTGGTGATATTAACTTCACTCTTCATGGTGGAACAGGAACAGGAAGCACAGGAAACTTCGCGGTAAGATATGATGGTATAGACGTATTAAAAACCACTTATGATGGAAAACTTGGAGTAAATCGTGGTGGTGCAGTTTTAGACCACAATCTAGATGTTGGTGGAGATTC